TTAATAAAAATAATAAGAGTAATAGGGTTAATATATAATGGCATTTTTAATTCAGTCAGGTATACATTTATCAATAGATGGCACTACGTGGTATAAGCTTACAGACCACAACAGAGAGCCAATTCAAATGTCAGTTGAACTCATTGAGTCACAGTCAAGAATGGCTAATGGCAAAATGAGAAAATATGTAATTGCTCAAAAAAATAAAATTTCAACATCTTGGAAATTTGTTCCATCAGTAACTAACTTAATTATTGATCAACAAGAACAGAATGCGGATATTAACTATGCTGCGGGTTGGCTTGAGTCATTTTATAAAGCAAATGCTGCAATTCCAATATATCTAAAAGTTATTAGCTCTGAACACAACACAGAGCCAACAGTGGGAAATGTTCCAAGCTCTTCAGGCAATAATTTTAAAACATCAGCAGAGTTGTCTGGACTCAGTACCGCTAGTTATACAAATTCACAAGAGTCTACTGCTATTTCTGCTCAAGCATCAGCTGCTCGTCCAAACGCCACTGGATCAAAAATATACAATGTTTTTATGACTGATTTTTCTAAAACAATTATTAACAGAACAAAAAATACAGACTATGTTGATATGAGTATTGAGTTTACGGAGATATAATGCTCAGTAATGTAGACTCAGAGGTATTTGAAAATTCAGACTCAATAGAATTATTGCCAGTAGTATCTGCTGAGTGGAATCATAACTTATTTAATCAGCCATACATTACGACTGCAGGAACTGGCGCAAAGATATCTGGAACTCCAGCTTCTACCTACAGCGATGCTCTAACTTCTGAAGCAAAAGAAAATTTTACAACAAAAAAGTTTACAATGTCAAGCGGTACTGGATCTGTATCCTATACAGTATCTGGATTATCTGGATCAGCATACAAGATAATTACCTATGTAAAAACCAATAGCTCAATGCCAGTTATGCTTAATGCATATGCAAAAGGTTCAGACTCACAGTTTGGCTCTGAGCAAGTAGAGGCAAGCTCTTTAGGATGGACAAAGGTTATAACTTACATTGGTGGATCAAAAACATCAGGTGCGTTTTCTTCTTTTGTATATACTATTAATGCAAATAGGTTTGCTGAAGAAACAGAAAATCCTACAGTCTTTTTTACTGAGCCAGAAATATATGAGACAACATTCTTTGATTATCAAAATGGATCACTATTTTCAACAGATAGCGTGTTTACATACTTCCGTCCAGGAGAATCTTACGTCCCATCTGGAGATGTAAAGTGTGAATTTCAACCTAGATACAGAAGAATTGCTTCTAAGGTGCTCAACTCAGAAACACTTAGCGATGGATTTTTTGGAAACAAGTATATGCCAGTTACTCCAATTATTCAAAACCCTTCATTCTTTCTTTCCTCACCGCCAGTTGCAGTTCTTAAGAATGCACTACCTACAGATATAAATCCATATAAGTACTTTGTTTCTGATTCTTCATCAAAGAGTATTTCTGCAATGTATGAAAAGCCATTGACAACTAATAAAATTGTTATAAAAGTTAATACACTAATGATTGTCCCAACACTAAATTTATACATTAATGATTCTTTAATTACTATTGAATCTGGCACAGCAAATGCAACAACATCAATAACACCAATCGCAAACGCTGATGGTTACAATACTGGTGTTATAGTTTTATACTGGACTGGAAGCATTTGGTCAAGAACACCTTGGACAGAAATGCCAGAGTTTGATTCTAATGGGCTAATGACTAAAACAACATCAATTAGTAAAATTAGACTAACACAAATATCTAGATCTATTAATTCTGAGTTTACGTCTTACTCAGGAGATTCTGTTACAAATGATTTAAACAGAATGCAAGTCATAGAAATATCCCCAAGACTAGAACTAAGCTTGTCAGATTTTGTACAAGATATTAGTATTACAAAATCATTAGATGCAGACAATACAGCTTTGCCAATATCTTCAATTAATTCAAATGATGCAAAGATAACACTTTCAGGTATACCAGTTGTAAAAAGTGATGGATCTAAGGTTACAATATTTTCAAGTCAAAGTGGTAATGTACTATCTAGTATGCTAAGAAAAAATGTTAAATTATACATTAATTTTTATTTGACAACGCATGCCACAGCTGGAACTGTTCCTCCATTAAATGCAAACAAGTATATTCCAGGCGGTGTATTTTATTCAGACTCATGGGAAGAAAATGACATTGAAACTGTTTCTGTTCAAGCCTACGACATATCTAGATACCTTCAGTCTTTGCCAGTTCCAGACTACGTTGCAAACTTAAAAACGGTATTTGAAGTTATAACAAACATATTAGACCTTGCTGGATTTACAGACTATGACTACGACTCACTACATAAGATCTGTAACAACAAAGCACAACCTCTTGACATAGCCTACTACTACTGTAATTCAAAAGACACTACCCTTGTTGACGCTTTAAACCAAATGTTCGTAGCTTATCAAATAGGAGCATATATTGATGAGTATGGAATTATGAAGTTTATTAGTCTGTATGACATTTTAACTAGTACTGCTGAAGGGTTGGTCATTTCCCAAGAAGACATAGCACAAGGTGGTCTTTCGGTATCAAATAAAGAAAAGCCAGGAAAGATATCTTTAAGGTATCAAACACCGAAGGTAAAGCAATCTCCTGCTTTGCAAAATGTAACAGATGTTGACATTAAGAACTCTCCTGCATTTATTTATACCACATCCAACGATGTTGTTTGGCAGCAACAGACAGTTGACTCTGTTGGCTTTAACTATATAGATGACAATATGAGTCAAAATTCTAACACACTTAGTATTAATAACAATGACCTTCTTGATATATTCCATACATTCAATATGGACACTAATGGGTATGTTGCAGTAGAAAAAGAAATCATGTCTTTTGAGTACAAGCAATATACTATTTCAAATACTAGTGGCACAAAATCTACAACCGTGTCTATTAAAAACAGTCTTGAGCTAGCTTCACAAATTAATAACTTTATTAAACAAAACACAATAGGCCTTAGAACAAGCGATGGTAGTGCTGGACAAAACTATGACTATGATGTAGTGGTAGAGCCAACAGGAAATATAACTAATGTTCAGCGTGGAATGTTTGGAACTATTCCTGCAGAGCATAGTAGAGTAACATCTTTATCAAGTAAAGGACTGCTGGAAAAAAGCATAAATAGCTCTTTTGTGTTTTCTTCTAGTAGTGGAAAAACATTAATAACTAATAACTCTGATAACAGCGCTGTGCTTCCAAATGTTACCAAGATTGGTCTCCGTCCTGAAGGATCTAGCAAGGTGGCTGTTTGTCCTTCATCTGAAACAACAAATGAGTACAAGACATACTCTGTTAAATTTGACATACCAGATCAGTATGTCGCATCAGCAGGGCTTTACATTAATCAGAGTAGCTCTGGATCCCATACTCCATTATTTGTAGAGTTAATTAAAGTTAGAAAAACAAATTCTGAAGGTATTTTCTTAGAACCAGAGTCATATAGCTACATGATGGCCATATATGACTCATCTAATCTGTACGCTTACACAGATGTAACAGGTGCATGTAATAATATTTTAAGAGGGTTGCCAAGAATTGCACAGTTTAATTCGGGAGCAGTTGATGGTGATCCAAAATATACTTATGTAACTGATGATTTTTTTAACTTAAGGGTTGTCTTAAATGCAACTGATGGATCAGATGGAGAAAATGGATCAGTTGCTAATCCAAATACAGCAATGCATGTTTATCTAAACAACACAGAAGTAACTGGTTGGCAGGTGCCAGATACATCAGACAGTGTGGCTGATTGGTCACAAACAAATATTAACACTACAACAGGTATTCCACAAAAGCCAACTGTTCCAGAAATATACTCATCTTCAAAAAGCTTTGGATTCTATGCTTCTGTTTCTCCAAGAGCACTTCCAGGAATATCTTATCCAACTCCTGTTTTTGCTTATTCAGTTGCAAATCTTAGAGAAATACACGCCACAGAAAAACCACTATTTGAAAGAAGCACTGGATACTTTTATCAAGACAGAGAGTTTTTAAATGGTCTTGTTCAAAAGCAGCCACTATATTCAAACTATCAAACCTATCTTATGCAGACTACACCAGAGATATCTGGTATTAACTACTATGATGTTCAATATACAACACCTGCTGCAGTATCAGTAGATGTATTTCCTATTCAATATATGATGTCTTATTTCCCAGGTAACAGTAAAGAGCAACAACAATATAAACAAAAGAAGTTAGTGACTGAAGATTCTTTGGCATACTCAACACCATTAAACACAGGGTTTAGAGCAAGAATGGCTATAGCTAATAGCTCACCACACATGGTCATTTTAACAAAAGAGTCTGATGAGGTCATTAGAGTTGCAGTAAACTTAAACCTATGGACTCACGAAATTGTTGCACCGTCAGATCCTGAGATATTGGAAGTTATAATTGATCCTTCAAACATGAGCGAAGTAGTACAGCTTGACTCAGAATGGATTCAGTCAAAATCTGCTGCAAACAAAATGTTAAAAATAGTTGAAATGGGTGTTGATGGTTTTTCTACAACCACAACCCTAAGCATGTTTGGCAATCCATTAATACAGATAGGAGACTTTGTAATGCTGAGCTATGATTTAAACGGTACTGATAGTAAAAGGAACATAGTTACAGCAGTATCTCATAGCTTTAACAATGGATTAAACACAACACTAACACTAAAAAGGCTTAGCTAGCACTGGGTACCCGCTGTGGTATAATTAATAGAATAGGAGACAATCATGCCATATGTAAAAATATCAGACCCACAAGTAATTGACCTTGCTGCATGGCATCAGGTTATTAATGTGGTTAATCAGCACAGTGATAGCATAAGCTCAATAACCAATAATTTAGGTGGTGCTGTTCCAGAGCTTATTGATTTTAATGGTGAGAATAATTTTGTTAACATTTTTGATCCAGGAGCACAAAAAATACTTTACGGACGAACACAGCTAAATGAGGCTGATATGAATTCTATATCCTATGATCAGATTTACTATGACACTATTGAATTTGGAACAAATGGTCAAGAAGGTTTTTCAGCAAGACCAATCGTAACAGCAACAATACAGTTTGGCCATTCAGATATAGCTGCTCTGGATGATAAGCACTATGATTTTATATTTAATATATTTGCTGTAACTCCTAATAGTTTTAGCTATAGAGTTAATAGAGCAATCGCTACACCAAATGAAACTAATGCTTCAAAAAGAGCAGATCCGATAACCCCTGGTG